GAACAAAGAGCAAAAGAAGAATACTGATAATGAGCAACACGACCAGCATTTCAATCAAGGATACTAAAATTCTTGATTCGAGCATAAAAAATACTTGGCAGCACGAGCTACCAAGCGGCATGAAAAAAAACAAAAACATTGAACGTTAAAGTCCATCTATAGTGTACTTCTATTTGAATTAAATGTCTAATGATATATCGACGATACACAAAAAGACTAGGGGTTATCCTAGTCTTTTTACCGGATATTTTCCAAGTTTTTCTCAATCCATTCGAGACGATTTTGACGGCCAGACGGAATAGGTTCTTGCCCCTTTGAATAGTTTTTAAACCTCATTTGAAGCATATAGCCACCGCCACCAAGAGAGCTAGACTCTAATGCAATCTCTAAGTAAGCACTAGAAATCCAGTTACCGCTTGCGGTGTACATTCTGCCAGCTCCACCAATTATGTCATCATGGCTGTTTTTGAGCCAATTTAGAAGCTGTTGTTTTTTGAACATGTCATAGTAAGCATAAAATGGCATGTTTAGTTTAAGAGAGTTGTCGATGTAGTAATCAGTTTGAGCCTTGCCAATTATAGCAAGTTCGAAATCATCGAACAGGCAGTTAAGCATGGCATTAACTCGTGCTGCTCCCATTTTCTCGATAGAAGTATCCCCGTTTTTGAACTTTTGCCAATTGGCATCGGTAAATTTGATACCCGGCAGTCTGTAGAAGTCATTCTCGAATCTGAAATAGCGTCCCACATATTCCAAAATCAATTCTTTGATGTCTTTGTTGATTTCCATTTTATTTTCTCCATTCTCTATTTAATCCTTGCTTGCCATGATTTTAGCAAGCTCTCTAACTTTGCGAGCTTCTTCGATGTGGTATTCTACATCTTCTGGATCTAATTTGATGATTCGACTATCTTCGTATTTAGTGCCAAATCGAGGAATGATTTTATAAACAGCTCCGCTCGAAATCCTTACGAGATCTGTTTCTAGTTTTTCTGCTTTGTCTGAGAACACTTCATTGCGAATAGCTTGTGCTCTTTCTCGTTGTTCTTTCAATCCTTGTTTGTATTCTTTGTAAGTAACCATTTTGTTTTCTCCTTTTTTATTCTCTATTCTGCTTACTTCATGCATTTAGTTCCTTTTTTGCGTCCTGATCTGTAAGAAGATAGAGTTACTTTCCCGGAAATGTTAACCCAAAAATCATTGTCTTTATTGTACTCGTAAGGATAACAAGTGACTTCAGAACCGTTATGATCTTTAGTAACTCCACGGACAACTTTCCCGTTTTCTACGTACACGTTTTCGTCATAAACTACGTGCCAACCATCTTTAATTTGTGCCATTTTACTTTACCTCGAGAACTTCTTTCGTTCTCCCTTTCTTTATCTTACATGTATATTATATACCATGTATGATAGTTTGTCAACACTTTTTATAAAGAAATTTAGATTTTTTTGCAAAATAAAAAAAGCCCCAGCAAACGCTGAGGCTTCGACCACTACCACCATGTTATCCCTACTGTGGTTTGAGGGGAGGTGAATATTTCACATCCTTCTTTATTTTTATAGTTTTCGTGGTCTATTTTTTAGTACTTATAGATTGTACCATTTATTTATTCATAATAGTTAACGAGGTCGTCTTTATCCCAACATGAGAGCCAAACCGTACCAAATTGGCCAAACTCGAAGTGTCGGTAATAATAGCCGCCATAATACCCACCGTCAGTCATGTCAGTGATGTTGGTTTCATCACCGGCGAATGAGAAGAACATTCCAGCTTTAAAGTCTTTAGACTCACCATCTGGAAGGTCGTTACCATCTTTATCAACCCAGTTCACCATATCGACTGGGATCCCATTTTCAGTCCAATCGAATCCAATTGGGCTGAGGTAATCGCATTTAATTTGCCAAATACCATTAATATATTTAACTTCATTGGCTTCATAATATGCTTTCTCTTGTTGTGGATTAACAACCGTATTAGGTTGATTGTTAGTTTGAGGAGCTGAGTCAGCGTAACGCCATACTTCAATATAAGCTGGGTTGTTCCAACCATAATAACTATCCCATGGATAAGTATTGATCGCTTGTCCAGGTGCTCCTTGTGTTGAGTAATCACAAGAGATAAAGTTAACACTATCAAGCATTACACCGACGTGTCCACCAGCACCACCAGATGAAGACATATCAGCACCCCAACTCATAAGAACAATATCACCCATAAGTGGTTCCCAGTCTTCATTACGACTTACACGATAGAAACCGTTATTCGCAAGTTGTTGACCAAGAGTCACAGTTGAAGGAAGACCTTGAATACCGATACCAGCTTCTTTCAAAACTTGCGACATGATGCCAGAACAGTCTCCAGTTCCGTCTGAACCATTGCGAGAACCGAACATTGAATACGTGATCAGCCCTCGTCGACTGGTGAAACCTGTAACAATAGATTGTTGTACGCTCATATTAGTAGCCTTCCTTATCGTTTCGTGGTTGGTGGTAGTTCAATGCTTGTTCACTGTCTGCCACACCTTTAGTTGTTGGGTCTGTAACGATTCCTAGAATTACCAAAATTACAACGAATGTGTTAACTCCCTCTTGAATGTTAGTAGGAATATGAAGCCCAAATTGTTGCAACATCAAGAATACTGCTGAAATAAGAGCTACTAGAGTAGTTTTGTTTTGCAAACGAAGTTTAAAGTTAATCATTTTCTGTTTTCTCCTTTTTGTCATCCTCTTTTTCTGAGGCCAAAATAAATTTTTCTTTATCGATGTTTTTCTTAATATACTTGTCAAAGTATGGAATTTCCACCCCTAACGCTGACAAGCTGGCTAAGATACTAGAGCCATAAGCTGCAATCATCGCAAGTATAAAGGTATCTAACACCCCTCCGAGATTCATAAATGCAGCAAATGGATAGAAGATTGCCACGAATACAATCATGGCCGTATGGCTGACAAGGCCTTTTCTAAATTTAGAGCTTGAAAATTCATGATAAGCCCACGCTCTGGACACTCCAACGGCGATATCACACGCGATAATTACCATTAATAGGAATACCCAGAGATGGTCATCAATACCATGTTCGTAGAAGTCACGAACTACATTGAAGATTCCAAAGATTCCATCTGGTTGTCTCATTGTTCACCTCCAATCTAAAATAGAAAGTTTTTGATAATTTCGTCAGCAATGGCCTTGTGTCCTAAATCGCCTGGGTGGCTCGCTACACCAGCGTTAGTAATAGTGTAGTTAGACCCGTCTGGCAATCTCAACACTTTGCCCATCTCAGACTTGTATTTGGCATCCTTAGAATACTGATAGATGTCAACGAATGTAACGCCAAGCGGTGCACAGATACGCTTGATTCGCTCAACGAAGTCTGGTGAGGCGTAGTAGATACCGACCCAGTAGATGAGAGCCTTTGGCGATGCCGCCCTAATCCAGTTCACAAGGTTAGGGATATCTGTTTCAAGATTCTTGCGCTTCTCGTCAGTATTCAAGTTATCACCAAATTGCAAGATGACAATATCTGTGTCTGGACCTAGTGATTGCTTCATTTTGGTATCAAATGTCCCACGTCGATTGCTTGGGTCAGATTCCCAGTCTGCGCCATTACCACGCTCTACTACTGCGCTAGGGTTCTTAGATAAGATGTAGTTTTTAACAAGAGTGAAGTAATCTTTATCTGGTGCACTAGCAGCCATACCCATGCCTTTAAGCCATGGGTGACTTAGGATTGAGTTACCGAAAACGGCCACACGACTAGGAATGTTTGAAACTGTTGACAGATTGCCATTGTTATCAACTAACAAACGGAATTTAGTACCATTCGGACTGGTAATCATCGGAGTTTTCTTGAACAATTCGAGCTCTGTAACGACAGGCTCGATTTTATCCGTCTTTTGCTTCAGCGTCTCAACCTTTTCAAGAGCGCTCTCATTATCCACACGATAGCTGAATGGGATAGCTTGTCCCGTTTCGTACATAATCTTTCCAGAGTACCCAGCGTTATTAGTAACGTGTTGAGCGTCTTGAATCAAGTTGCGTTCACCTTTTGAAGCATACACACGGTTATCGTGTGATTCAAAGAATAACTGTTCACCGAAAAAGATTTCCTTATCTTCACCACGGACATTGAGCGTATTATATCCAGCTGCAAGCTGTTTCTGGAACACTCGAGGAGATACAATCAAATCATTCTGGTCGATGTTGCCAATGGCAAAATTGTATGTACCTGCGTCCTTGACATAGACGTTGATTGTGTCAATAAAGCCACGGCTCTTGTCCCATTTCTTGATAGGGCTCATATATCCGAGGTTATTAATCGTTGATACTTGAGTCGTATCAATGCCAGTGATGTCTGATCCAAACTGTACTTTTGATGTATCCGGCATGACGAATGGCACTTTTGAAGCAATGGCACTAGAGCCAAAATCAAGGTTTTCAAGGTAATGAGCTTGAGCGTTTCCACCTTGAATGACCTTCGTAGGCTCGTCCGAAGTCAAACGACTAATAAGGATATAGCCGTTAGCATCTGGAGTGAAATCTTGATTGACTAACTTGTCTGTAGTAGAGAAGGTTTTAAGCTTCTTTCCCGAAATATCGAAGTAATGAGTAAACACCCCACGGATATTTTTTAGACCGTAAGTCACGCCAGCTTGCATGTACAATTTAGGATAGATTCCCCATGTTCCGGCATCGTATGTACCATTTCCACTACCAGACCAGGCCTTCCCAACTTTGAAGGTACGTTCATCAATCAACTGCTTAACAACATTAACGAAACTGAGTTCTTCAGGCTTAACATCTAGCGTCAATTTAGGAATTTTGAGGGAGATGTAGCCGTCTGGAAGATTTGAGAAGTCAACGTTAGCTTTTTTTAGATCCTCGAGAGAGGCATTAAACACCCTAGCGGTTTCGTCTGGTTTAGAAGATACATAGAGCATGCAATCTTCTGGCGGGACGTATTCTGTAGTGACTAAGTCATCTGTTTCAGAGAACTTTTTAACAAGTCGTCCACCGTCGCTCGAAATCGCAAACGAGAAGATTCCACGGATATTTGATAGATAGTATTTAAACCCTTTTTTGATTGGAATTGGCATAAATCGAAGCCATCCGTTAGATGACCATGTCCCAATTGCTGTGTTGTTCCAAAGATAGACTGAGCCTTCAATCTTATCTCTCAATAACTGCTCAATTGATTCTGTGAAGTCGATGTTATCAGCCGTAACTTCATCAACATTAAGACCTCTAGATTGATAGACGCCGCCCTCTTTCCAGTGTCGGTCCCCTTCGTTAAAGTAATACCATTTCCCCGTATTACTTGCTACGACGATTCCGTTGGCGCCGTTTGGATAAGTACGCTGGATTTCTTCGAGCGAACTAAGGACGGCCTTGGGGGCGTTGGAAGAAATAGCATTAAGCTTTGATTCAACCCATTTAGTACTAGCCTTCCCGTCAAGATTCTTAGACATATTGTCTAGACGGTCTGGAAGCGTGTTATAAGTATCTCTGGACTTAACTACTTCCATGTCTGTGTTTCCGCTCTTGGCAGCGTCTGTGTATGTGGTTTCAATACCAGTAGCGATGGCTTCACGGACGTCTGATCCTTTGGTTTTTTTACGGATAGCGTCAACGATGACGCTGATTTTGTTTGTCTTTTCAAAAGGGGTCACATCATCATATAGATTCAAGCGCCCCTCTGCTTCAGCTTGTGGCATTAAGCACCTCCTAATTCATTTCTTAAGCGAGCAATCTCAGCCTCAAGCTCACTGATACGTTGAGCACGCTCTTGCTGGCTCATATTGAACGCTGAGAGTTTAGCATCGTAATCAGCCTTGGCGACATTGTAGTCAGCGAGGGCTTGATTATATGCAGTCCGTTCAGCTTCTGTCGCATTAGCGCCTGGAGCCGTCGGAGCTTTTGGCTCAACAGGTTTAGACTGACTAGCAGACCTGAGAGCGGCCAACTGAGCATTTAACTGCTCTAGTTTTTTCTGTTTAGTAGCTATTGACTGGTCTAGCTTGAGTTTTTCAATCGAGCTATCAGCTTCTTGCGTCTGCAATTGATAAGCAGATAATGACTGAGATTGTGAGCCGATAGTTAAATCAACAGACTGTGGATTCAGTATATCGATTTTCTTTTCCAGAATTTGCAAAGTTTCAATTCCAGACAGCGGTGCATTGATAATCTTGTGCTTGTTCCCAATCCTAAACTTACTGTATCGACTATCAATCAAATAGCGCTCAACTGCTGAGATTGTCCATTTAGCCAGTGCTATTTTCTGATTTCTCAAATACTGCTTACCACGAGCCAAGAGAATGCTTGGATTGTCGATTTCCGTCCAGATAACTGATTTCCGAATGAACCCAAACTCTCTTATCAATTCTTCATCAGCAAGATACATTTTCCCGTCATTAACGCTTCGGATATCGAGCTGAGCCCGTGTAACGTCTGGACTCTGGTCTTCCTCTTGCCCTTGATTTTGGCTCTGTAAGTCCGCACCGATTGGAACAATGATTGTAGCAAGGCCGTCAAAATCAACCTCTCGACTGGCTGATTTGATGTTTTGGCCTAGCTTGATTGGGCTTTCTTTAGTAACTCCAATCTCTTTAGTCCAGTCAACATACAATCTCGTATTAAACTCTCTTAGCGTGAGATACCCACCGATATTATTAATAATCCGCTCTCTGACAGTGTCCCAGCTCGAATCATATCCAATATAGCGGAATGGTCGGTCTGACCTACTTTGAACTGTGATATTTCTAGGAGTTATCCGCTTAAATTCCTCGATTTGAACATTTGCAGATTCAAAGATTATCTTGAAATAGTCCTCGCTACCCTTATTAGGTAGTTTCTGGAACCATTGAGCTGAATCGTGGAGATATGACAGGAAGTCCTCGCAGACAACTTTTTGAACAAATCCATTCGTTGACATCTCATTAGTCATCGTTAGGACTCGACCGACGAACTCAATCTCATTGTCCCTCAGATTGACGACTTCGATAATTGACTTAAACTGAACCATTTTTTGATACATCGTATGATCTAACGGGATTGAGAACTCTAATTCGTGGATACTGTTGACAGCTTGCTTGATTTCACCGTGAACAATCTTATTACCTCTAGGACTGTATGGGTCGTGGATAACTCTACGGCTTGCAGTAGTTCGATTGAGCTTATCCCAGCGCCTATCAAGAAAACTAGGCCACCAGTAGATGGCATAGCCCGCTTTTTTCGCTAAGCCAGCAGGACGCTCTGGGACATTTATTTTCTTTCCATCAAGATATTCCTTCGAACCGTTTGAAGTAACCACATAGAAGTGAGATTGATATGTACCACTGTCACTGTTGTGGTCAACTGTATTAATGGTACAGTACCAATCGTCGCCCCACTTCAAAGCATCGTACCAAACAAGGTCATCTTGTCCAGACTGCTCCGACCAGGTCGGAACTTGCAATCCAGATATGCCATTGCTAGACCTTAAACCCTTGACACGGATAGCATAGCCTGTACTACTAATGTTGAAAATTTCAATGCTATCACAAGATACTGTCATGCCATCACCTCGTTAGAATAGTGCATTGCTACTGTGCCGTTTCCTTGAGCTTCGAAATAGTTGATACCGATGTCCAAGGTTAGCGCAAAGTCTTTGTTTTCGCCCTTTTTCAAGTAATAGATTGTTCCGTTAGCGTCTTTAAGTGTGATGTCCTCGCTACAGATGATTACAGGACTGATTGATGTATCTCCAGCATTAACGAAGTAAACTGGCGTTTTCTTCTTCTCATATCCTAAATACCATTTAGTCCATGTTGAATTGTCGTTTTCAAAATCAAAAGTATCCCAAACATCATCAAAATATTCATCTTCATGGAATGCAAAAGGGTAGCATTTGAACACGATTGTAGCTACCAGATTCTTCTTAATCGGGTCGTCTGCTACTTTGATGTGCTTAACCTTGCCCATCCAGTAATAGCGACGGTCATGAGTATCTCTTAATTTCCGCTGGGTTTTAGTAACCATGCTTGACTTGATATGCCTTTCAGCAATCTTACGATTCTCGTAAGTCGTAAATGGTAATTTGAACTCATACGTAATTTCTCTTGACTCGAACACACGTTCTCCCAGCGCAGAGGAGAAGTCAAGCTCCCCTTGCATATAAGGAATAGACTCGACAATCTCTTTTTCGTCTGGAGTCGGTGCTTCTCGTTTCTGCAGGTACCACCCAGCTTCACGACTATTAAAATCGCCGAACGATATATACTCTTTAATTTTAGTAATCATAATCTGTGTCGTCCTTTCAATGTTTTAATCGTATCAATAGCATTGTTAAAGTTGTTAACAGTGCCACCAACAAGAGCGCCAGTATCCAATACCATGTTTTGGCCTTGTGCAATTTGCTCCTTGACGTCTACGAGAGCGTCAATCACATCATTAAGCAAACCAGCCGAATGAGCAGCATAGGCTTCTTGACGTGCCGAGATTGTAGCGTCTGG